AATTATAGTCAACGTCAACAATTTGTGGTGTAACAGTCATCACACTAATTGGTTTTAGAACATTCTGTAAGAAGAAATCTTTTTCGGTATCTGTAATCTCAAAGCCATCTTTAGGTTTGGCCGAGATAAAGACTTTACCATAAACAGGTGGATCATTTTCTTCTCCACCCCAAACATTAACTGCTTCAAACTGTGGATATTTTTGTTGAATTAATTTGATATAATCGTTTTTAGTGACAGCACGATTTTGCGAAATGTATTGTAGTGGTGCAGCAAATCTAATCTCATCAACAGTCTCACGTGTTCGACCACCAGCGGCAACAGTAACAGTATTGATTGTAAATCCTGTTAAATAATTAATTGATGCGGAACCAGTAAAGTTTGCAGCCTTGTTTGCATCTTCACCATTACTTATTAGATAACTGATTGTTAAAACCGCACCATCTGGTAATTTTTTACCAACAATGTTATCACCAAAATAGATTTGGTACTTGCCGCTTTGTCCTTCTTGTAGGAAATACGTTTTAGAATCCGAAGTCAATGAAATTGAATCATCTACAGGATTATAAACGACAGTTTCCGTGTTTGAAGAACTTTGTTGAACTGTAACACGCAATGTTGTTGTATCAACTTTAGCATCAGGTATTTCATAAATTTGTTTAGGATTACTAATTTCCGAATGATTGTATGAATATGAAAGTAATTTACCTTCAAAGATTTCAATATCGTTATAGACAAAGTTTGTTCCAGTTTTTGAAACGGTATAGTCTTGCAAAGTAATGAAAGTATAAATTTTACCTTCAACCGGACCACTAATAAATGTATATCCACGTGGTATAGTCAAGTAATCTTCTGCAGAAGTACTGCCATTAATCGATACATCAATAACAGCCTTAGATGCTCTGTTTGAACGTGGTGTATAACCAAGTTTTTTGGCATGAGACACAACTGAGTTTCTTAACAATGCGGTATCTAAGAAACCCTCATTTGCAACCATATTGAGATAGTATGCATTATAGTGCGTGTTATATGCCAAAATGTCCAAAAGAACACTTAAGCCAGCACCCTCAAAATCATAATCGGAAAACTCCGTTTGTTGTTTGAGGAATGTTTTTAAATTGGTCTTGATTGTATCAAAATCAAGTTCGGTTACTCTTAAACGATTTGCCATTTATCGTACTCGTTCTAGGAAAAAATTAATTGTTACGGGGTCTGTCATATTCATAATGTAAAATTCCATACGAACACTGAAACCATTATTGTCAACATCAGGTAAGATATCTAAAGTTTTAATCTGTGCTCTTGGTTCGTAATTCTCAACAACCTGTCTAATCTCTCTTTCCATCGATATTGCGGTAATCTTATCGAGGTTTTCAAAAAGCAAGCGCCTTACGTTAGAACCTAAATCAGGTTGAAACGGTCTTTCGTAATGATTGGTCATCATCAAATTCTTAATTGAATTGATAACTGCCATTTCGTCCTTGTGTTTATTGATATCTTTCCTTACTGGATGTATCAAAAAGTTAAGGTCCAAATCTTTATATTGTCTGGATGAAGATGAAATTACTGTGGCCATATCTTATTTATCTATGTTACCCAACGTTATTTTTGTGTTTGTCATAATTATTCTTAACCAGTGCTTTTTAAATTAGAAGGTACTGCTAGGTAAAGATTTGCCGCACCCAACAGGTCATATGGATCGGTTACGCCGCCAGTAGTTGTAGGAATCTGATTTACTCCAGCGTTCTCTGTGATATAAGTTAATGCAGCTGCTTGATTCATTGTGGGAGTTATTTCTAATGCACATGCCAATACACCACACACCTGTGGTGACGCCATGCTAGTGCCACTAAGTTTGGCAACATAATAGTTGGAATTTCTCGCATCAACCACAGGAGTAGGTAAAATTCCTTGATCTGTAATGATGTTTGTAAGCCAAGCACTGGTAATAATTGTGCCAGGAGCAAACAAATTCACCCGAGGCCCACGATTGCTATAATCAAGTTTTCTGTCAGGACCTGGACTATTGATTGACGATGATATCGCTCCTACACATATGACATTTGACGCAGAACCTGGTGATGAACCACGATTATAGTATATGGGATTGCCTGAATTGGATCCTGTTGCTGTCACAGTATTGTTGTAGTCAACATCGCTAGTATTTGTTGTTATTTTATAATATTGATTTCCAGCGGAAGCAACCATGATAATACCCGCATCAATGCAGGCCTGTATGTCAGCATCCATTGTGTCATTCCTCAATGGAATCCTAGCAATGTTGGAGGAGTCAACGTTAATGCCATAAGATGCCAATTGATTAATAGTAAATGGACCTGCAACAGTTGATCCTCGATATGTCACGGATGTGATATTAGTATAAGTTATTGTGTATCGTGAATCCCAACTGTTATTTACAATTGTTGGTGTCATATTACCTGCCGCACGTTTTTGATTGTGCCAATACAAAATGTATTTGTACAAGTATGTATATTGAACACCGCCTGTCACATACTGCGGACTTATGTTGTAAATATTAGCATTACGAGCCCATCCTTGTGTATTACCTGCTACAGTACCTGCCACATGAACAGCATGTCTACTGTCATCAGAAGAAGAACTTGCATTGCTTGTTATAGGAGGACTGTATGTCTGTCCATACCTGGTATCACCAGGTATGTTCAAAGAATACCAATTAAAATATTTTACTCTGCTACCGCCCGTGCCGTCTGGATTCACAGCAAATTCAGGATGATTCGAATCTATAACACCATCCACAATAACTACATCAACTCCTCTTCCGCCGGCTTTTAGTGAAACTGTACCAGACCTGTTACCTGTGGCACCGGTGCCACTTGATCCCCAAGTAATATCAGGATTAGATCCATACCAAGACCTATACAATCCCCAATTGCGATCCATGACTCCACCCACAGAGTTGGATTGAATTGTGGTTAAAGTATTTGCCTTGCTCCAAAAATCTGAATATTGAGAAACTAGAGGATCCGTAACCGATTCATTGGCCAAGCTATTTTTGTATTTGTCTGTACCAATCAGATTGTTTATTAAGTATTTTTGTGTATTACCGACTCTACCTAGTGAGTTGAGTTTGTTATAATCATCCAAAATATTCAATGAATTTCTGTAAAAGTTCCAATCATGCAATCTTCTGGTAGACAATAACGTGTTGGCAGATTCAACATTTGCAGTTAAAGATGTTATAAGTGATAATGATAGGTTTGATAAAGTCGATGTTACTGGCGTTTCACCACCTGTTGTTTCTGTGCGAATGCTGTTTTTCACCAAAACTATGTTATTAATAATGTTGTTGGCATTGGATGTAATCTCATCTGAAATAAACAAACTAGTAAAATTACCCAACAAAGGAACTGTATTGGCAACACCATCGGTTGCACTAGTCAACATTAAAATCTGTTCACCTGCACTAACTGCCTTATTGTAATCTGGAAAATGAGTGACTACAATAGAACCTTCTGAAATATTAGCTTTTGATTCCGTAACACCAGAGATGTTTGATGTGTGACTCAAATAGTTACGAATCTCAATTATCAAATTCGATACACTAGTTTTTAATTCAGTTCCAGAACCGTTATCAAATGTATCGATTGTCTGTAAAACACTGTTTAACTCAGCAACGTTATCACTCAATCTTGAGGTAACAGTAATCATTGGATTTTTAAAATAATTTGTTTTGACAATACCGCCTGTGGCCAAATCATTCTTTTGCCAATCTTCAAGTTTAACTGGTGCGGCGTTTAGATAACTCTTTGTACTGTCTGAAAGATTAATTGAATCTCCAAACTTGCTTGTATCAAAACTAAAATTTAATCTTTCATATACGCTTGCCATAATACCTCATTACATTAGTGCAAAGGGTGTACCGGTTGGTCCCTTTGATGTTGGATGTATGTGTGAATTAAACACCATTCGCATCATTTCCATTGTGCCACGAACATCTTTAACAATAACACCATTAATTAGCGGTGAATTAACTGAGACACCAGCATTAACAGCGGTTGTCACATTAACTTGTAACGGCACAGCAACATCAAGTCCAACCGCAACACCACCAAGTAATGTTACGAATCCTAAAGGACCAGCAAACACACCTGTTCCAGCATTAACTTTATTTTCTGAAGTAATCATATTCGCCGCCAAACTACCAGATACAACCAAATCTGCATCCAAATACAAATGGTCGCCAGCTGCTAATTTCATTCGACCCGTGATTGGGTTTCCACAACCAACAGTCATATCACCATTAGATAATATTGAAGATGTGTCAGCAACAGTTTGTGACAATTTACCACCAACTTCTAGGTAATAGTCACCATCAATTTTTTCATATTTGTCACCCTTAACGTGTACAACTGAATTGCCTTCTATAGTAATAT